TGCTGTAATGGCGCTACAGGCCGTTACAAGGGCTGTGAGAGCGTTTAGGTAGTCTAGTAGTAGCATTAGTTACTCCTTTAAGACGCGGTGTAGCCATTACCTGCGCTGATGGCTGCGTCAGTAGCGGTAAAGTCTTCACTGCCCCAATCTTCTTTCGCTTTCATAAGCTCTAAGTGCTGAGTGTTACGATCAACACAGTCTTGACGGTCTTCAGCAGATTCATCCGCCATAGAGTCTCCTGCGATAACTGCGGTGATAAGACTAATACTGTCACCCATTGCTGAGTAGTCTTGTGCTAGTTGTTCTGCTGTTCTGTCTTCCATGTGTTACTCCTCTAGTGCCGCGATACGGGCTGTTAATGATTCAATTAAGGTTTGTTGCTCTTGGATAGCTTTGACAAGGATTGGCACAAACTTCTCGTACTTTAATCCCATCTGCTTTCCGTCTTCTGTCAGGGAAGATACTAGATTAGTCTTGTTTTCTCTTGTGTAACCTGCTGCAACCTCAAGGGCTTCTACTTCTTGGGCTTTAAAACCAATGTCTAACCAATCTTCTTTGTGAGTGCCGTCTGGAGTTTGTGCATCTAAATCATAATCTTCAGCGGAGCTATCCCCATAATTACTACGCATATCCCACTTGTAAGTTATAGGCTTCAACTCTTTAACAAAATCTAAACCTAAATCAAGCGGAGTAAAATCAGTTTTATCACGAGCATCGGAAGTCACCGTCCAAGCTACTTTTATATAAGCGGCAGAAACATTGTTGTTGCCTAAAACAATTTTATTAGAACCGCTAGTAATGCTTCCGCTTGGGCTAGTAGCTCGTCCTGCATCCGTACCTAAAGACGTGTTGTTTTGACCCGATGTTAGTTCAAATAGTCCGGCATAACCCACGGCTGTATTTTGAGAGCCTGTGGTAGTGGCACCGCCCATAGTATAAATACCCATACAAGTGTTATTGGTTCCTGTAGAAATACCACCTGATGAACCACCCACGACAGTGTTGTTTTGACCCGTTGTTATTCCATTTCCTGCACTAGCGCCCACTGCTGTATTTAGAGTGCCTGTGGTGTTGTTCTGTAAACTACTGACACCCAACGCGGTGTTGCTATTGGCGGTGGTGTTGTTCGCTAAAGCATTAACGCCCAGTGCGACGTTGTAGCTACCAGTAGTGTTATCGAATAAAGAAGAAAAACCTGCGGATACGTTGTTCACCCCTGTGGTGTTTAGTCTTAAAGCAGACTCTCCTATACCTACGTTATTACTCGCAGTAGTGTTAGAGCGTAATGCTGAACCACCTATGGCTATGTTTGAACTGCCTGTGGTGTTGTAGCGGAGCGCCGCCTCACCCAGAGCACTATTGTAATTACCCGTTGTGTTTGCAGCTCCTGCGCTAGAACCAATAGCGTTGTTGTTAATGCCTGTGGTGTTTACTAATAAAGCCTGAAAGCCAACGGCTGTGTTGTTAGATGCTGTGGTGTTTGAGCTTAAAGCCTGTCGTCCAACAGCTGTGTTGTTTGACCCTGTGGTGTTTGCAGCCAGAGAAACAGAGCCAAGAGCGGTGTTGTAATAGGCTGTGGTATTTGCAGTCAAAGCATACAAGCCAAGAGCAGTGTTGTTATTGCCACTGGTATTTGAATCCAACGCAGTGTATCCGACAGCTACGTTAGAAGAACCTGTGGTGTTTGCGGCTAAGGCTAAAGCACCAACAGCTACGTTAGAAGCGCCTGTGGTGATTTTTAAACCTGCGGAAGCTCCAACTAACGTATTGTCATTCCCCGTCATTACCGTTGCGCCGCCCAGCCCACCACCTGCCAAGTAACCTATGGCTGTGGTGTTAGACGCTGTTGTCATATATCTTGAGGCTTGGAAGCCGACAGCAGTATTATTATTTCCTGTTGAAGCCGCAGTCAGACTTAAACCGCCTATCCCTACGTTACCGCCTCCAGTAGTAAGGGCAGTACCAGCGGGGTATCCAACAGCAACATTATAATCACCCGTAGTAATCGCAGTACCAGCTTCATCACCCACGACAGTATTATAATTACCACCGCTTGTGATGCTGTTACCTGCATTGACGCCTAGTGCAAGATTACTTGTTCCTGCTGATATGGTTTTTACCATACCTGTTGAGACTTTAGTTAAAGCCATAAAACTACTCCTCTAGTGCCGCGATACGGGCGGTAAGTGATTCAATAATTGCTTGCTGGTCTTGGATGGCTTTGACAAGGATGGGTACAAACTTGCTGTACTGTAAGCCCATCTGCTTACCATCATCAGTGTGGCTAGAGACTAGGTTGGTCTTGTTGTCTTTGTTGTAACCTGCCGCTATTTCAAGGGCTTCTACTTCTTGTGCCTTGAAGCCTATGTCTAACCAATCTTCTTTGTGGGTTCCGTCGGGTGTTTGTGCGTTTAAGTCATAATCATCAGCGTACTTATCGCCATACTTAGCTCGCTTGTCCCACTTGTAAGTAACAGGTGCTAGAGCTTTAACAAAGTCTAAACCTAAGTCTAATGGCGTAAAGTCTGTTTTGTCTCGCGCATCGGAACCTACTGTCCAATCTACTTTAATATACGCAGCAGTAATATTTTCATCTCCAAGAACGATATTATGGCTCTGCGTATTAATTTTACCGCCGGGGCTTCCTGTGAGTCCTGCATCGTGGCCCAAAAGAAGATTATTAGCGCCAGTTGTAACTGATGCACCTGCTTTAATCCCAACTGCTGTATTGTCGTAGCCTGTGGCTGGCTTTAATGCTTCAGCCCCAACCGCAGTGTTCGTTCCACCAGAATCTGCACTTAAAGCAAGGTATCCAACTGCTGTATTGTCACTGCTGTCAACAGTCGCATCGCCGCAAAGACCACCCACGAAGGTGTTTTTTAAGCCTGTAGTGACTGATCCGCCTGCGACATACCCGATTGCTACGTTGTAAGAATCTGTGCTTGATGTAAAGTTTTGCTGTGCTAAAGCATTAACACCAATAGCTATATTCCTATCGCCTTGTGTATCTGCGCTTAAAGCTGTAAAACCCACTGCAACATTTGAATTACCACTTGTTAAAGCGTCACCAGCTAAAGCACCGATAAGCGTATTGATTGTCCCCGTGGTGACTGCATAACCTGCGTTATAACCCACGGCAGTGTTAAAAGTGTCTGTCGCAGAAGTAAAGTTTTGATTACCTAGAGCAGCATTACCTACTGCGGTTGTTTTACTGCCTTGAGTGTCTAAAGATAGAGCAGCATTACCAAGTGCCACATTAGCACTACCTACTGTCAAAGCATCTAAAGAAAACCTACCAACAGCAGTATTTTCTGAGCCTGTGATGTTAGCGACTAAAGCATCGTAACCAAATGCGGAGTTGTTAGAGCCTGTGGTGTTGTTGTTTAGAGCAGAATTACCCATTGCTGTATTATAGCTTCCTGTAGTATTACTACCCAGAGAGTAACTAACAGCAGTGTTGTTTGCACCAGTTGTGTTTTTTGCTAGTGCCCTTCTGCCTAATCCAGTATTGATTGTGCCAGTGGTGTTATCGCGGAGTGCCTCAAAACCAACAGCGGTATTGTTAGCTGCTGTGGTATTTGTTAATAAAGACCTAGAACCCACTGCTGTGTTCTGAGCACCCGTGGTGTTTGCTTTTAAAGACTCATACCCCACCGAAGTATTGTTACTTGCTGTAGTATTAAGAATTAAGGCACTCTTACCAATAGCAGTGTTGTAGGAGCCTGTAGTATTTGTGTACAAAGCACCCGCGCCAAATGCTGAGTTTCTCAAGCCTGTTGTTGTGCCGTTTCCTGCTTGAAAGCCAACACCAGTGTTTTCATAACCTGTAGTATTAGATTTTAAAGAGTCTCGACCCACGGCTGTGTTTTTTTCCGATGTTGTAGCAGACGTTAAAGAGCTATAACCCACTGCTACGTTGCTTGCGCCAGTAGTTAAAGCGTCACCCGCAAGACCACCGATGAGGGTGTTAAGTGTGCCCGTGGTAATTGCGGCTCCTGCTGTAAAACCTATTGCTACATTGTAAGCGTTTGTGGATGATGTAAAATTTTGTGCTGTTAAAGCAGAAGCTCCAATAGCAACTGACCTTCCACCTAAAGTATCAGCAGATAAAGCTAAGTTACCAACTGCAACATTATTGCTTGAAGAAACAATTGCATCACCTGCACCATATCCTAATAATACATTCTGATCACCTGTCGTAATCGCAGTACCTGCTTCATCGCCCAAGACTACGTTGTAGTTACCACCGCTTGCAATGCTGTTACCCGCGTTGACACCTGCTACAAAGTTAGACGTTCCTGACGTAGTAGTAATTAAATCACCAGTAACGGTTAAGCTGCTTGGAGTAACCAAATCCCCAGATAACTTAGCAGACGTAATAGTCCCATCAACAGGCACGTTAACATCTGTTTGAGTCATTGTCATTACTTCTACAGCACTGCCAGTTGGAGGAGCCGTAGAGAACGTTAAAGTAGTTCCAGAGATACTATAGTTAGACTTGCTCTGATATACACCATCAACAAATACTTGAGTGTTGTTTTCATTTACAGGGTTTATAGACAACGTAAGCGTAGTATCACTGCCATCACCTGTCATACTGTCAATGTTTAAGTTAGATCCAGATACACCAGCAGCTACGCTATAGACTACTAGCTTACGTCCATTAACGGGCGCAGCACTTAATGTAAGTGTAGTTGTTCCTGAAGAAGTAGCAATGCTATAAGCACCCTGTTCTTGGAATACACCGTCAATAAAAACAATTAAGTTGTTTTCTGATTCTGTAGACTGACTTAAAGCAAAAGCAGTAGTGGAGCCGTTACAAGTAAATACATCGTGAGTAAAGGTGTTAGTGCCTCCACCGCCAATAGCGCCCCAAGCATCTGTATAGCCTTCAAACTGTGAAAGACTAGCGTTATATCTAAAGTAACCTGCTGCAGGACTTCCCGGTCTTTGAGCCGTAGTACCTACAGGAATATGTACAGCGTCTGTGTTGGCCCCTAAGTCTAAAGACACATCAGGAGAAGCCTGATTAATACCAACCCTGTTGGCGCTTACATCAGCAAATAATACACCGCTATCTACATTAACGTCTCCAGAGAATGTAGCAGTTGTAAAAGTTGTAGGAGTAATGTTTGCAGTACCGTCAAAGCTCACACCACCAATAGTTCTAGCAGTCTCTAAAGCTGTAGCAGTTGCTGCGTTGCCTGTAGTGTCTTGGTTAAGAGTACCGACTGTAAAGTCTAGGGTGTTGTCTGAGTCGTCGTAAGCTACTGTAATGCCGCTTTCAGTATTAGAAGTAACCATAGCTCCTACAGTATCAGAAATAGTTTCTGCTAAAGTAATACCAGCTATTGTAATTGCATCAGCTTCTAACGTACCGTCAACGTCTACATCTCCTGAAATATCTAAAGATCCAGCGTCTAACTCGCCACTAATAGTAATGTTACGACCACCGCTAATGTCTTTGTTTGCATCAGTAATAATAGCTTTACTAGCGATTACCGTGCCATTAGTGATACCGTCTATTAGGTTTATATCTGCTGCAGTAGCTGTAACACCGTCTAAGATGTTAAGTTCTGCAGTCGTAGAAGTTACACCGTCAAGAAGGTTAAGCTCTGTAGCAGTTGAGGTCACACCATCTAAGATGTTTATTTCGGCTGCTGTGGCTGTAACGCCGTCTAGGATATTAAGTTCTGCTGTAGTGCTTGTTACGCCATCAAGGAGGTTTATCTCTGCTGCTGTGCTTGTCACACCGTCAAGGATGTTAAGCTCTGCTGCTGTACTAGTTACACCATCTAAGATGTTTATCTCAGCGGCTGTGCTTGTAACGCCATCCATAATGTTGAGTTCAGCAGTTGTAGCCGTAACCCCGTCCATAATATTTAATTCTTCGGCAGTAGCTGAAATTGCAGTACCGTTAAAATTAATAGCATCTACATAGGCTGTACCGTCTACGTACAAGTCTCTCCACTCCTGTGAAGAGCTTCCTAGATCAAAAGTAGCATCAGTATTAGGAATAATACTTGAGTTTACATCTGCACCAAACACAACATTGTCTGAAGCTGCATCACCTAAAGTAAGTGTACCACCGTTAAAAGTAGTCGTACCTGTTACTACTAAGTTACCACCTACATCTAAATTACCTGAAATATCTACAGCACCATTAATATCTATTAAGGTTGCAGTAAGTTCAATTTCATCTGTTGCTGCAATATCCAGTACCGTGCCGCTAGGAGCATTAATGTATTGAGTAGTATCGTTAAAGAATAAACCTCTCGCACCATTTAACAATAAACCAGCGTCTTCAAGGTGGGTAATTGTTACGTCTTGATCGTCTCCAAAAGCAAGAAGAGCACCGTCAGCTAAGAAAAGATCACTGAACTGAAGGTTAACTCCCCCTAGTGAAGCTCCGTCAGAAGCGTCAGGAACAAAAGCTGTAGTAGCTGTAATGGTCGTGCCTTGAATTGTACTAGAGCCTGTAACAGCTCCTGTGACTGCTAGTGTACTAGAAAGAGTAGCAGCTCCTGTAACCCCTAAAGTTCCAGCAATCGTGGCGTTGACATCGACATCAAGAGTGTCAATATGAGCGGTTCCATCCAAGAATAGATCTTTGAACTCCAATGAGGATGTACCCAAATCAATGTCGCTATCAGTAACAGGAACAATTGCACCATCTTGAATCCTGATTTGTTCAACAGCCGTTCCACTAACTTCAACAAACACTCCCCATCTGTTATTTGTAGAGTCTACTACAATTTTATTTTTAAAATCTAAGTCACCAATCTGAGGGATATTACCGCCCTGTGCTGCGGTTCCATCGTGCCTGTGACCAGTAGTAGCGGCGCTGCTATCAGAATATGCAAAAACATTAACTAACTGATTATATTCATTGTTAAATAAAGTTGCTGTAATCGTATCTCCGTCAGCAAATGTACTTTGTCGGGTATAGCTCTGAGCCATTTATTATCTCCTTCCTGATGGAGTGTAGTCTACGTAAAGACCATTCACTGTGTAGGGTGCTAGTTTATCTGTGCTTGTTATTACAAAACTTACAGTGTTTCCACTGCCTTGCACTGCTTGTCTAATTAAGGGGTCGGAAGCTGCTCCAAATACGTTAGCCCCAAACTTACCTGTTCCAAAAATACTAGGTAGAGGTATGCTATCTAAAACATAATCTAAAGGCTGTGCAATTGTAGGGTCTTCATAGTCATAACGTACACGGAGTGTAGGCTGTATTCCGCCTTCTGGACTTACAGAAACTCGCACATACCGAATAGTTTTTTTAGTACCTACATCTCCAAAATCTAAATTAGGTGTTTGGTAGGCTGAAGTTACATCAGCAGGAGTACCGCCATAATCAAAAGAATTACCATCATCGTGATTGTAAATATACCCGTCTGTGTCACCGTGCCACGTTTGTTCAATACCGTCTGTATCTAAATCTGAAGTTAAGGCCGTAGCTTTAATACCTATAGTTTCTGAGAACTGAAATCCGTCATTAGTTAAAGTAGCTATAACTCCTTTAGCAGCGGTATTAGCTGTGCCGTTTGTATTATAAAATAATCTGTATTGTGACTTACTTCTTAGTACAGCACTTGTGACATCTAAATTATCTATATTAGCAGCTATGCTTTTAATAGTAGGCTGGATAGGTCTACTTACAGTCCCTAACTCAACGTCACCAATTCGTACCGTACCTGCAACAGTTCTTAACCCATCAGGGCTTAGGAACAACAAGTCACCTGCAATTTCCTGAATACTCTGTGCATCCATGCAACCTACGTTTTTTGTAACCGGCTGCACTACAATTGAGTTAGAATCATTTATGTTAAGCAGCTTAAATATACTGTTTCTACAAAAAATAATTAAGTCATCACGAAAACTGGCTAGTCCTACTACCTGATCTTCTAAAACAATTGATCCTGCACCAGTTCCTGAAAAGTTATCAGGGTCGTTAGTATGGCTATAATAAATAGTGTTAGAAGCTGTACCAGCACCAGCAACTACAAAATGCTTGTCGTGTATAGTACCTACTGATGGAGCAACGCTGCCTGATACTGTAACCTCACCTGCAAAAAAAGTTCTTGTGTTTAGATTACCTGTACCTGTCATTCTAAAAAAGTAAGGTTTATTAACGCCGTCACATATAAGAATTTCACCGTAATCAGAAAGACCTTCAAAGAATGAAAAGTTAGTCTGCTTTTGATTAGTACGTGCTAAATCTGAACGACCTGTAAAAGTAGAATAGTTGTCGCCGCTGCTGTGTACGCTAGATTTTGATATTGAAATCCATGAAGTACCGTCTTGACTGAAAAATATACCAGTACCTGAGCAAACTATTACTCCGTCTGCGTATCCTCTAATGCCTAATACTTTATTAGATCCGTTAGGTTTAGCGGCTGAGGCACCACCAAACACACTGAAGCCGTTAATTCGTCTATAACCACCGTCAGTATCTACCTCAAAGTTTGTAAGCTTAGAAGCAATTCCGGGCTGACCAAGCATCTCAAGCTGGTTAAGGCTGGTATATAATCCACCTTTAGCTGATAGACCAAACGGCTGTGACATTAAATAAACCTCGTTCGATCATCTTTAAATTCACCGGGGCCGGGACTGATAAGATTTAACTTCATAAGTCTTAGACCGCGCTTATAATCTTCAAGTGCGAATGCAGAGAACTGAGGGCTTTCTTTAAATTGATATACGTAATACCTAGCCCTATTTAAAAGAACAGGTTTATAAGTATTAGGGAATACTACCTCATCTCCAAAAGCAGATAACTCTGTGGGCAAGGCGTAAGCGTAAAACCAAATACGATATACTTTATCAGGGATGTTACTTAATCCAAACTTACGGTTGTCAGGGCTTTTAATAACTCTGTCGGGTACACCATACTGTTGTGTATCTGCATCGTCGAGGTTTTCTGAAATACGTCTGTAGTCTTTCCACGCCTCTGTAGTAGTAAAGCGTAGGTTACGTGCAGTGTAAGGGGCAGTCTCGCCGTCTACACCCACAGTCGTTAAGTAAAAGTTATCCCAGTCTATGTAGCCGTAGTCAGTAGTTAAAGAACTGCTTGTAGGCTTTAAGGTGTACCAACGCTGACCTACTACCGTTTCTACATACGCATTTCCGTACATGGGGTCAGTTTCACCACTTAAATTAACTGCAAGAAAAGGCCATTGCGGTTCCTCGTTAACAATATCTAAGTAAGCTCTGTTCAAGGCATCTTTTACGTGCTGTTGAATACCGACAGCAGAAGCAAAGCTAGAACTTGTAAGCTCTACTTCGTTCATTTCTCTAAGAAGTTCGTTAGCCAAAGTTAGAAAAGTAGCCATTAGTGTGCCTTTTTAATTGGAAAATCGACCGATTTACTTGCGCCTTTGTGAGGTTTGAAACCATCTTTAGGGTCTTTCATAATCTTAAAAGACTTTCCTTCTTTCATCCAATGGTATCCTTTAGGGGCGTCTACTTTCATTGTTTTGTTTTTTTAGCTGTTTTACTAGCGCATCGTTTTTCCATATCAGAAATAGAAGCGTACCCACCTTTAGCATAACCTACTTTACTACCTCTGCTATACATTTTCTTTTTCATTATTCCTGCTCCATGCTAAAAGTTTTAGAGTTCTCCCTAGCTATTTCTAATTCTGTCTTATTGCCAAAGATACGATTATAGTTTTCTTGATACTTATCTTTATCAAAACCCTTACGAAAACGACTATCCTTAGATACAATCGCTTTCCTAAACATTACTGGATTATCGTTATTACCTATTTGCGGCATGTTTAATTCCTTATAAAAGATTGGGGGCTTTTACACCCCCGCTCCTATTAGTCGATTCCGTAGAAAGCTGAAACCAGAGCGTCTGGTCGCAGTACCTTGGCACCGTATACGTGAAGACCACGTACAATGTCACCAAAGCTATCTGGGTCACGAATTACTTCTGTGCTGGTAATCGTCTGAGCCGTAGCTGTAGAAGACATGTGACCAGCAAGACATTGACCTGCAGCGTTAGAAGTTGCAGCAATGTTGTTAGTTTTGTACATGTCAAAACCACGAAGCTTACCAGAGCTTACCAAGCCATTACGGATGGAACCCTGACCAGCGTTGTAGTCAACTGACAAGAGCTTAGAAGAACTTTGTACAAGGACTTCATAAAACTCTGGATTAGCCAAGAACCAGCGACCTTCTTCAGGTACATTAGCTTCGTCAAGAAGACGGGCCATGTGAGAAAGAACGTCAATAGGATCATGCTCGGTTGCAGCAAAACCAATGTCCAAGTTACCAGTACCGTCAAAAGTACCGCCAGCAAGGTCAGTTGCGCTATCAGAACCAAGAATGTGGTTCGGGCTTGCAGCAGAAACACCTGCGATCATTTTAGCAATTACGCCTTCATCAAAAGCATCACGCAAAGCGTAAGCTGCAGAAGAGGTTGCTACCTCGCGGAAGTTTACATGCGACATGTTTGTTTCAATATCATCAACAATGAACTTGAATGCGTTAGCAGTATCAACTACCAAAGTAATTTCTTGGTCGGTTAATTTAGTCTGCGTTACATCTGCACCACGCTCATACTGATAAACAGTAATGGTAGGTTCTTTAATAATCCGTACCGTATCGCCAAAGCTAGAAATCTCACCAGCATAGTCAGTGTTCGTAATAGCTTCTGCTACCGAAGACTTCCTAAAGAAGTTGAGTACCTGCTTGGAATATACTTTGGGTAGGAAAAACGAGTTTGTTTGACCTGATACTGAATTAGCAAAGTTACCGTTAGCGTCTGTAGACTGTTCAAAAAATTGGTCTGATTGGTTATAAGCCATATTATATTACTCCTAAGTAGAAAAGATTATCCTCTACGAACCCTCCCCTCTTCCATTGCAAGCTTGATTTCATCTTCAACCCTGTCAAATTGGTCTAGGGACATTTTCGCAATTTCACTTTCTGTCCAAATCTTAGCTTCTTTAGCATCTACATTGGTTGTTTTGGTAGATACCATGTCTGCTGCAGAACCTTCCTGCTTACGATTTGAACGTCTTTTTTGAGTACTACGTCCTTTCCCAGTTTCTAACTTATAAAGATCTAACGCTTTAACGGCTAAAGTAACATTATTAGGATTATTATAAATCCAGTCTTGTATTTGCTCAGGTTGCTCCTGCGCCCACTCATGAAAGTTATCGTCTCCTCTGATGTTATCAAAGTCAGGATGTCTTTCTTTAAGAGCCGTTTCAGCTTCTCGCGCTGCAATTTCTGATTCCCGTTGTTCAATAACAGAAAGCTTAGACCGCAGTGCTTCTACTTCGTGCTGACTCCTCATGTGAGCTACAGTTTCTACTGTATCATACAGATCAGGGTATTCTTGTCGAAAACGATCTAAGTCCTCTTGAGACTTAGGAGCTTGATATTGGGGTTCGGCTTCTCTAGCCTGTTCCCTTAGTTCTTGCTCTGTTCGTTTAAATTCAGAAAGCTTTTGATCATAATGTTTCTTTAAATCATCATAACGCTTTTTATAATTAGTGCTAGGTTCATCTTCAGTAGAAGGGGCCTTTCGTCGGGTAGCCTTCTGCTGTTGAGGTTCTTCATCATCTTCCGGGTAATACAAGCTTTCTGCAGCACTTAAAGATTTTTTTCTTTCTTGTTGTTGCCACGGTTTACGTGCATTATACGGGTTCGAGACTTCTTCCTCTTCGTATGCCTGTTCGGACATAATACTCTCCTTTTCTACGGGGCTTGTTTCTTGCAAGGTAGCCAATTTCAAACGTCTTTAAAATCTGGGGCTTGATACTACAAGGTAGCCGTACTATTGTTTTACCGTCTTCCTCCCATAAGGCTAGGCATTTGGTTAGCTCCCAACATGGTTTGATTGATAAGAGTTTCCTCTTCTTCTTCAAGCATACCTTCTTGTTGTTCTGGAGGTGTTCCTAATAGCCCACCCATCTGGCGAGTTTCACGGTTCATTACACCGCCACTAGACTTTCGTTCTGCATCATCCATCATCGTTTGAAGGTTATCTGCTCCGATTTCGCTAGTGGCTGCTTCGGTCATAACAAACTCTCCATCGCTTAATCGCGCAGGAATTGAGTCTGATACACCATCTCCGGGGCCTTCAACTTCTCCAGCTCCCGAAAACTCTGATGCAGTCATGATAACTTTATCAAAGATTTCACTAAGCCTTGGATCTGATTCCAAAGCTCCCATTAAATATTCTTGTTCTGTTTCATCTAAAGACTCATTAAGCATAAAGCCCATGTAGTCGTTTTCCATTTCATCGTCTGGAACCTGAGACTCTTCAGCCATTGCCTGTTCTTCAGGTGTAAAAGTATCTACAGGCATTTCAGGGGGTACAAGCAGTGAGCCGCCTTCAGCTTTAGGAATCCTATCTTCTTCTTTAAATACATTCATTTTTACTTTTTGATCTACGTTCTGTGTTTGTTCCTGAAAGTTTTGTTGAATACGTTTTTGTTGTTCGGGTGACTCAGCTGCTTCCATTTCTTGTTTAAACGAGTTATACATCATACGAAATCTATCTTCGTCAGATATTTCACCGCCTTGTGATTTTCCTTTTCTAACGTCAGTGCTATATTCTTTACCTTTAAACATAAAAGTTTTTTTACCTGAGTTATGTGCTTTACTAAAAGCTTTTTCAAAAGCACTAGCTTGTTTTTCACTAGGATCTTTAGAATTTTCTTCTTCCCAAGATTTAGAAGCTCCCGCAGTAAGCAAACTTACAGCACCTGCTCCTTTAGCCGCCCCTTTAATTTGTTCAGTATTTTTATAGGCTCTTGTTCTGTTTTTTCCTACAACTACGCCTCTATCTTCTGAAGTTCTTCCGGGGCTTTTTGGAGAAATACCTTGTGCCTCATCTAATTTCTTAGAAGCATATTTACCTAATTTAGATATAGCACCACCTAAACCATACTGTTTTCTGTCTAGCATACTTTTATCCATCTTTTCTCTCCATTGCTTCTTTAACGCTGTCCTTTAAGCTCTCTAACTTAGCCAGAGAACTCAGTCTCCCCTGACTGCGGTACAGCTCCAGTTCCGATGTTGCCACCGCCAGTACCTGTAGCTCCAAGGTCTTGGCCTTCTGGAGGTGCTCCTTGAGGGCCTCCCATAGCTCCGGGTTGTTCACCAGTGGGGCCAGCTTCCGCGCCAGTTGCCTGTCCAACATTATTTTGCATCCCTATAATTTGAGCCATCAGTGCTGCTTCTTCTGGATCGTTGATCAGTTCATCTGGATCAAGGTCAAGACTGTAAGCAAGCTCGCTAATTAGCTTGTTCATTTTAATGAATGGTGCAATAGCAGGATTCTGAGCAGTTTGTAAGAACATGGTCAAGCGTTGACTACGTACTTCCTTCTGCATTAAGCTATTAGTACCTGTGGCTTTTACTTCTAAGTCACCTTTAACATCTAACTTAGACTCTAAAAACTGCATGTTCCATTGAAAATACGCTTCACCCATTGGCTTTAACAAAAAATCATCAAGGTTTTTAATCACAGTCTTGATGTTAAGGGATGCTGCGCCAAGTAGCATGGACATTCCTGAAGCAGTTCGTGTCATGCTCTGGACACCTGTTTGACCGTGAGAATAGCTTGGAATACCTGTTTGTTCGTCTGCAAGCTGTCTGAATTTATCAAACATCATCATGTTTTCTTGTGAGGTGTTAGGAAACTTTAAGCCATTAATTGCTTGTCCGGGTACTCCTGCTTGTCTTCGGAATACTTTGCCCGGATAAATCTCCATACTTTGACCGCCCACAAGAGCAGTTTCGTCTACATCAAAGACTAATGACCCCGACAACGCTAGATTGTCAATTGCCATACGTGCATGACCATTCATGATTTTTTGAGAATCATCCATGTTTTCTGCAACGCCGATACCAAAGAAGCTGTAAGGATTTCTTTCGTATGGGAAAGCATGATAAGGCAATCTGAAAGGCGTAAAGGGGTTTATTACTGCTCGTAACATTTGACCATTGCAGATCCAAGCGTTAACTTGTACTTCATCTAGGTCATCTACTTCATCTGGAATATCCATACCAACTTGGCGAGCATACTCAGCATCAATAACTCCCCAATACTCCAAAACTTCAAACTGTCCAGACCCTGATTCATCTGAACGATTATCATCTTTTAGTTCTTGTTCATAGTCTTTTTCTTCGTAATTAGGCCCTAGCATTAAGGCTTCACGAATTGCGTCTTTATTAAAATATGGCATTTTCGCCAAAGACCGTAACTTAGTACGGTTCATTCTATGTCTGTGAAAAATGTACTCTGCTTCGTTTATGTTTGTAGCGTTAGGATCAGGAAAAAAGTCCCATAAGCTGACAAACTCAATACGAGGAACGCGCACATCAATTGGAGAATATCTCCTAGATCCTTCTTCATCTTCCTCCCACCTACTAAGTGTCTTGTTAAAGTTAAACGGCCCTTTTACTATGCCTGTGCCGAATAAGGCTGATTCAAATAAAGCATTTCGTATTTCACTAGCTCCATTTGATTCTTCAATTTGATCGTGTATTAGTTTTTCTAATCGTCTAGCAGCTTCTTTAGCTGGACTTACTTGTAAACTTTCTGGGGTAAAAGCTGGCCCGTCTGTAAGTTTTTCACTGGCTGCTTCCTCCAGCGATGTTGCTTCAAACCCTCCTGACCCGTAGGTCGCTCCCGGTTTAAGTACACGCCCGTCACCTTCGTAACCAATGTCAAAAGGATTTTCCTCTTTCTTTTCTGGAAAATCTGAAGGCTCTTCCTGACTTGTTTCAATCCCCGGTAAAGGATTTTGAGGATCTAGGTGAGCGTATTCACTAATACCTTCTGGTACTTTAGTTTCCGAAATTCCAATAGGAAACTTATTAGCTCCAAATATAACATCTACTAACTGTCCAAAAGCTGCAAGAACTTTAGTCTTAGTTACTTTTACGAAGACTCTAGACTTTTCAGATTCCCTAAAACGTACACTTTTACCATATAAACCACGATAGTTATGGTAGGCTTCTAGCCAACGCTGCTCATCTAAGTCTCTAGAACTTTCAGCCTGTTCGTATCGATCCATAAGAAGACCAACAAAGTTATTACGCAAGGACTCTTCTAAAGTCAGTTGCATTCCTTGTTCATCTTCTACTTGCTCAAAGTATAGCTCGTTTGCTGTTAAGCTATTTTCTTCTGCCATATATTAATATCCAAAGTCTGCATCTGCGGGTGTGTATGCTTGTTCCATACGTAAGTGTCGCATCTGTGCTAGTGGGTCATTTACTCTTGGCCTTGACATAATAAGATACCGTAAAGCATCGTAGGCGTGGTCAGGAGCATGTGTGTTAACATCTTCAGGATTAGTCTTATCCAGAGGAATACTTTGAAGCTCGCGTATCAGGCTAGGACAGCTACTAAAAATCTGTAATCTTGGTCTTCCGCTTGGCTGTAACCTCAAGTATTCGTGGATTTGAATCTTACCTTGTATTCTATTTTTATCTGCTCTTCGCAGCTTATGGCCTTGTCTTACCAATGTCTCACCGACTGTAGGCCCTGTTGTCCCTGTTCTAGCCCAAGCTGCTGTGTCTAGTACACCTTGAACTGAAAAAGGATCTTCTATTTCCATTTCTGTAATCTTGTAACCTAAGTCTTCGCCCGTTAAACCCTTTTTATACAGTTCTCTATAAACAATAAGAGTACCGTCATTTGGGTCTATAGCAGCCCATATACAAGCTGACTCACTGGCGTAACCATAATCCACTCCCTTAACTCTATCCCAGTGAATCGGGATTTGGAATGGCGGTATTACATGTTCTTCTATATTAAACTCGGTAAAAGCCGCCCCCTCGTTTACGTCCCAATTACCTTCTAATAGCTGTTTGCGCTGCGTAGGGGGCAAAGCTTTAAGCATTTGCTCGTATCGACCATCCGTTGCTAAGAAAGGATTATCTTCTAAACGAGCCGGTATAAACTTTCGTGTAAGACCATCTTTACCAATAAAGCTTGTATCAGGATCTGATGGTAGTATATACCTATTTTTTACCCAGTGAGCACCTACGCCACCGGGGTTAGCAGTGCAACGCATGTACGGCGTTATCTCACTGTCTGTTGTTCTTAGTCGTGAAGCTAAATAGTTCCAGCTAAACTCTGTGGGTAGGTGAGTAATCTCATCAAAACCTATCCAACTATATGCTTGTCCCTGATAACGATATACGTCTGCATCACGCTCAAGAAAGCCGAATTCTACTTTGGCTCCTGAAGGAAAGTTCCAAAGCTTCTCTACTTCCCTATATTTACAACCGGGAAAAGCTTTAGGATATAATTCCCTTGACTTATCTATCAGCTCTCTCAGCTCTGGCATAGACCGTCTAATAATCAATGCCCTGTGTGCGGCTCTGTGAGCGTATCTGAGAGGATCTACGAGCATTGCATAGCTCTTACCACCCCCTGCTGCTCCACCGTACAGAACGTCTGTTTCTGACGCTGCAAGGAACTCTGTCTGAGGCCCTTCATTTGGAGCAAAGATAACATTCTTTTGCTCTGCTTCTTCTCTAACCGACTTAGGCATACTCTCTAAGTCAACAATCTTACCTTCGTTTGTTACAGCGTCTTCAGGTTCGTCCAGCTTTTTAAAAGTTGTTTGCTTCTTTTTTAGTTTTGTTCTAGCTGTATGTAATCTTTTTTCTAAAGATTCTACTGTATCTTTGTTCTGCTTGACTGACTTTTTCGCACTCATCTTAGCTTTCACTTCAGAGTGGTAGTTATACTGTCTAGGGGCTTTACCAGCCTTTTCCATGTAATTACTAAGAGTCTGGTGAGAGATCTTTACATCTTCTCCCAGCTTACTCTTAATGTGTACTAACCCTTCGCGTAATGAAGGGATGCTTTCATCTAAAAGACCATCAATGGTTTCTTCTAGGACTTCTAAGTATCCGGGTATAGCCTCCAACATGTTTGTTTCTTTGTTGAGAGTATATCCAAAAGGTACAATGCCTCTTCCTTTTGGTCTAGTCCTTGGATACAGCGTATTCTGCGTCATCTACAGTTACCGGGGTTTTAGCAGGTAGTATAAATAAAGACCCTTGTGAGTCATCTACCTTATGGTTTACATCAATTCTTTCTGCTTTACCTAAACCAATCCTATCTAGAATTGTTTGAGCAGCTTGTATCTTAACATTCGACTGTGGAATAGAGTGTTCCGCTTCCATTACCTCTACCAGCTTAAAAGCTGCTTTAGGTGCAGACTGAGCTAGGACATCAGAGGCTAGATCTATCATCTCCTGTTTAAGTGCTTTAATGACTTGAGGATAGCTTCCTTCGGAATAACCCGCTAATTCTGCTGCTTGTTTTGGATCACCTCCCGTCTTTAGTAGGTTTGCTAAGAAACTTAACTGACGTTCTGTATATTCACGCTCACCTTGCTTTTGTGTATTACGAGGTAAGTATTTAGATATGTGTGTACTCATGGATCTCTATTATAGGGCTGTATTAGGATGTTGTCAAGTCTTTTATGCAATTCCTACGGAATTATGCTTTTTTATTAAACAATGTTGTAATTCCTCTTGACAAATAACAAATTTAACTGTATACTCTATTACATATTTAAAAGCTTCTAACGATATACTGCAACTATAATAAAGAAATAATAAAGAATGTAGAAGCTTTTAAAAGCTTTTAAATAGAGAGCGCAACTTTCTACAGCTTTTAAAGGCTTTCCCCCAACATCCCCTTTTTGTTTCCCCCAAAGCAGCCCCTTATTCCCCTTTTTATTTTGACAACTTGAAAAAGCTGTAAAATGTTCGTGCATGTATTATGTGGGGGCGGGGGTGGGGTGGCCTCCTGCCTACCCTTGGCAAGCTTTGGCAAATGATACGTTATAACATAACAGCTTTTAAAAGCTTTCAAAGGTCGACCCCCATATTCTCAATCTGACACATCTTTTAAAAGCTTCTAAAAGCTTGGCAAAGCTGCGTCAGTGTTTCACGTGAAACGTTTACAAGCTTGTAACAGCTTTAAAAAGTCTGTTTACCTTAATCATTATAAATGATGATACTGTTAACGCTTTATAAGCTTTGCTAATCATTACAATAACTTATAATCCTTCCCACTATTATCATTCCTATGAATAACCCACCTCAATAATGAACAAAAAGTGGAGACTTTCATCGGTTTTCAATATTGTTTTATCACTTTGAACAGCTTTTAAAACCGCACCATCATGAAGCATTTTTTGCTCTGTTTTGGTGCGCTGTATCGTCCCATTTTTAAAGGCTTTCACCTAGTTTTTCACTAAAAATTCATTATTCTTTCATATTGTTGCACTGTTTCTGTGCATGTTTTATCTTCATATTGTCTCCACTATTCTGTAAGTTATTGTTTTATATAGGTTTTTAAAAGTTGGCACAGGTTGTGCATTATATATAGCGAGGCCCGACGTGGGCGCAACTAAACCCTAACAAAACAACAGGATGATACTTTATGAATATGACCACCACTAATCAGAACACTTTGCAAGCTATCAAAGATGCGACCGTTGAGACTGTCACAATTGAGATTGCCGGAGAATATGCGGATATCCATCCGGTCGCGCAAGCCTTAGCGATTGGTGACAATGCAAGCGCAATCCTAAAAGACTTAATCGAAGCCTCGCAAGATAATGCAACTGCACGATCTGAAATTATAGAAATCTGGGACGATATGGCAAGCCTTGGAAAGCTTGCGACAATTCGAACCCTGCTTAATAGGCTTTCTAAAGCTGTTCTAGGCTTTCCGCTAACAGTAAAAGACGGACAGCTAATCGCGGCTCAAACACGCGCCAAGGCCAGCAAAGAAACGACAGAGGCAACAGAGGCAACAGAGACAGCAGAGACAGCAGGAATGACCGAATATGAGATCGATAAGGCCTATGATCTTGAACGCTTCAAAAAGTGGTTCGAGAAAGCCGATGATGCAAAACGATGCAAAGTCTTCGATTTGATTGCTGAATTGGGATAATTTATAACATGTTATAGGCTTTGCGTCCCGGCTTTTAATTGGGTCGCATAGCTAAAGGCATTTTCTTCAAGTGTTTTTAGCTATAGTTTAAACCGTCGCGCGATGCTATTGCCCGTGACACGTACAGGCGGACCTTGTACAGTATGCTTTTTAAAAATGCAGAGATGATTATAGTGCGTCACCACCGATAAGGTTGGCGGCATCCTATTGCCCAGAGATTCTCGGGATGGTTATCGTTATAACATGTTATAAGCTGTGAAGATTTAAAACCCTTATAACAATGTTATAGCACTCAAAACCGGAGAGACAGAACCACGCACAGGTGGTCGGACAATATCAAAAGGCAAGCATCCTTTTACCAGCAGTAAAAGCGGTGGATTCAGAAGATGGCCTACAATGGACAAAGAGGTGGCAGGTGGCAAAGCAAAACCTGAAGGCACTTTAAAACTACGGCTAAAACCTAGTCAGGGTTAGATCCGATAGACTCGACAAAACAATTCCCATCGTTTCTCTTAAAAGCGGTGGGCATTGTAAAGCAGATTGATTGGCAGTCTGTTTTACATGTGAATAAAACCATATAGGAAATGTTATGCTAGTAAAAAACTTTTCGGCAATCAGTAAAAAAATAAATACGATGAATCTAAATGTGACAGAAGAGCAGGTTAGCAGGTGGCGCAACCACCAAGGTTTAATCCAAGACATCATGCCAGACTTAACGCCAGATGAGCGCGAGTTTTTGATGACAGGCACAACCCGCGAAGAATGGGATGAAGTATTCGGAGGTGATAAATAATGTATTACACTCACGGCGATGGTACAGGAAGGTGGCACAGTCAGACCATCAAACGCTTTAGAAACCTACCAAGGGAATCTCTAAAGTATATTATATTCGATTGTTTCAGGGCGTTAGAAGCAATGCCCGACAATCCAAAGGCAGGTCAGTATCAGGATGAAATATCCTATGCTGGCATGGAACTAAAACGAAGACAATCAGGTGAAGGAATTTAAGATGACTACAAAAAGAAAAAGCCCTACCAAACCAATGGAAGCAGTAGAGGCACAGATTAACCAACTGTTAAACGCTGTTGAAAGCTTTTACCGAGCGGCTCACAACGGTGACTATAAGAAGATGCGGAAGGCTAGGGACGCTAGAAATGTTCTTGCATTAAGCTTGGAAAAGGATTATAAAATAAGAACACGGTATCATTCTGATGCCGCCTATGAACAGGATCAATCAAAAGCAAAGGGATAAACATGAGAAAGCTACTTGATGCGGCAAAGAAAAGTGGGAACACTAAGATTAAAAAGACAGGGAATGATGCCAAGTTATTTGGCAAGCCTGTACGTATGGCTCAGTTGAGCATGATGCCTAACTCTATCTTGTGTGCTGGCAGTAAAGCAGCAGGGTGCATGGATGACTGCTTAAAGGAGGCAGGACTTGCAGCAGTGTACAAGTCTGTCAATGTGGCGAGACAGTACAAGACAGATTACTTTCAGGCAGAGCCAGAAAAGTTTAAGGCTCAGTTGATTCGTGAGCTTACAAACTTTTCAAAGCTGTGCAAAAAGCAGGGTGTGCAAGGTGTTGTCAGACTTAATGTATTATCTGACATTGCGTGGGAAGAGCTTGAAATACCTCAACTTTTTCCAGAACTTTTCTTCTACGATTATACAAAACGAGTAGGGAGAATAGGTAAAACCCCTGACAATTACAAGTTGATGTTCAGCTACAGCGGCAAGGCATCTTACAGAAAACAGGTGGAGGAAGCTTACGATAAGGGTGTGCCTATCGCAGTAGTATTCAGAGGCAAGTTCCCAAGAAAGTTTCTAGGTAGGGACGTAGTTCAGGGAGACTTATCAGATCTTACCAATGTGCAATCAGGTAAGGTTGTTGTTGGGCTAAAAGCAAAAGGCCCTGCAAAGAAGAATGACAACGGGTTCGTTGTTGATGCAAGCTTAATAGCAGTCAGTTAAAAAGGAGAAGTATAAGATGTATTACGCTACAAGAGTTGATTCAACCAGTGGTATCTGGTTTCTTAACAAGGCTTTGAAAGGCTTTGCCAATAACTTTCACGATGGTGACGAGATCCTCATCTGTAAGAAGAGGCCCGACAAAGCTGACCACGGCTTTTATTATAGAGTAGTAGACGGAAAGGTTAAGCGTCACCCTAAGAAAGCAGTCAATGTAATGTGGATAAAAAGGGAGTTAGGTCTATGACAACAGAGATAGAGTTTCGAGTTGGTAACGCAGTTGGTACGGCTCAAGTGTACCAAGAGAGAGATGAGTTTGAGTGTGGACATCTCTTTTATCGTGGGCAGATAGAGTTCTATAACATTGTTATAAGCGATAAGCCTATTGGTTTAAACTATAACAGTGTACTGGAAGAAGCGATGATGGAGGGTTACTTAGATGAACTACGATGGAGGTGAACATGTAATATAAAAAACGGTGATGGTTGACTATCACTCAAATGTATGCTACCCTACACTTCTCAAGTGTTTAAAACAAAACAACTTAATACAACTAGGAAAAAGTTATGAACAACGTACTACAGCTTAACCCACAACAG